TGTTTTCATCTTTGCACGACAACCCGTTGATTAGCATATGATCTACAAAAAGTTTAGTTCCATCACCATGCAAAGTCCAGTTGGATTTGTCTGTTTGGTGTGTTTGATTTGGATCTGTCCAGCAAGGATCAGCACCCACTACAAATAATTGTATTTTTTCTTCTGTTTTCACAAGACAATCCACTCATCACAATACAAATCCTTTGTGTTCTTTGGATCTTTTTCGTTTGGTTGGAACCAACCTTCGGGAGCGATTACCTTTTTGTCTTTGTTGGCATTCAACCAGGCACCCCACCAACTAAACGAACTGTTGGCGATAATGTTATGATCGCACATTGACATTATACACATATCTTGTGTCTGCGATCCACCCTCGGCATAAGCAATGTTTCTTCCTTGGAAAATCTGCTTGCATGTTTCGGGTTCGTCTGACAGAATGATAAAGTGTAAGTTTTCCTCACCAAATTCATTTGATAGATACGAGATTGCTTTTTGGTAATAATCTGTTTTTACTAGAGGAACATAGACATGTTCTAGTACCTTGTAATCGCCCAATCGGACATGCAAGGATACCAGAATCTTACCGTCTTTCTTAATAGGATTTAGAATGGTTTCGCATTGTTCTTTTAATTCGTCACTGAACGTAAATTCTGATCTGATTGTCTCTTCAATGTGCTTGAAATACTTTTCAGATTGAAAGTATCCATTTAATCCCGTGTTATCTTTGACGATTGGATGAGAATTATCTTCGATTCCTAGTTTCTTTTTTCTTTCACTATCCAGTGGTGGTTTATCCATGAATGCAAAATTTGAAAAATGGAAATGGGGTTCTTTCCAAATTCTACCAACACCATGAACTTGCTTCCATTGTTCCATTTGTTGTGCTTTTGATATATTAAAATGATCATGCAGGGTAACCATTGTTCCTGTTTTTTCATAATCATACATTGGGGTATATCCATGTTTATCTGCAATTCCTAGCAAAGCAGAGTACTGAAACATTGCATTACCCAAATAACCATAATCACCTATTCTTGGAAAACATAACATATTAAACTCCTTGTGTTCCTTTACCATATCCAGGTCCCAGTGGACCTTGCCCGAATGCTGCCATTTGTAGCGGTTGAAGTGTCATTGCACCCCATTTACTTTCGCTCCTCCTGTCGTCCGACTGAGCAAAGAAAGGAAGATGGGGAGTTAAAACTTTAAAAGATTTTTGTATTTCTGAGCAACCAACATCAAACGGAATATTTCTATTATATGCATATTCTTTTGCTATGTCAATAGTTGCTTTCTTGTATTTGTCGGTGAGATAAAGAATGGCGTGAGTTGCAAATACTCCCTGTATTCTTGCTAACCATTCTCCATCTGGTTCACTCACATCTTGAGCGAAATAATTTTTGTTGCCGTGTGAGATACCGAGATACACAGCGTCTGTATCATCAGGAACCTCAATTGTATCTTTGTACCATGGGGTAACAACAACATCATCTTCTAGAATTAGAAGAGGAGTACCATTTGATTTATCTTCTAGTATGTCAATGTGAGACTGGGCACATCCGACATGGTGTCGTATATTTTGAGGTGTTGCTTTTGGTGGTTCTACTATTCTTGCCGAAAACCTTCTTTGGTTTTTAAACCCAAGTTCTTCAAATTGTTTTTCCATCTCTTTGGCATTTTTATCATCCCTGTCGAGGTTTATCCAACGACAAGTCACATCACGAATATTAATTTTCATTATATAAAAACTCCCGGTTACTTTTTCTTTCCTATGTGATATTTAGGACAGAGTTCCCAGTCTTGTTTCTCTTTGTGGGATATAATTTTTAATTGTTTAATACTTAATACAGGATCTTTGGTTTTTTCTGGATGTACAATTTCACAAAGTTCCCACTCATCCAGTAGATTGACTATTGTATTTCTTCTTGCCTTATCCTCGTCTGAAAAATTAGAGGGTAGACCGTCCAGTGCAAAAAGTTCCTTAAAGTGAACAATATAGTACTTGCCTCTTTTGTGTAAGATGTGACAAGACTGATATAGTCTATTTTCTTTTCGAGAGGAAATTCCTATTCTAGTGAGGGTTTCCTTGATCTTAAGGAAATCATCATCTTCGTATAGGGTAACTTCGATTAAGTCTTCTACTGACACTTTTTGTTTTTCCATGCTCACATTCCTTATATAAATGGCATATTTTCATACTATTTATATTTTTCCGCCCTTTAGGAGTTTGCTCTTAATATTTTCAAGATCCTCTGGAGTGAGTATGTCAAGTGCTTCTTTGGCTTTTTTGTTGCTGTAGTTGAAGTACTCCTTCACCAATTCAATGTCCTTGGGTAAATTCTCTTTCATCCACGGACTGTATCTGTTACCCTTTCGGATGGTTCCTCTGAGAAAATCAAACTGCATTTTCTTGTCCATAGAGGATCTTAGATTGACTTCATTGGTTTGGATTATTGTGTCTGGGAAAAATGATAAACATCTGTTCACGACATAAGGAACATAGTCCCTCTCGATGAAATGATCCTCAGAATCCATAAGAGGCTCTTTGCTCTTGTTAATCGCTTTTAAATAGTCTCCTAGTTTCATCCTGATATCTCTGTATCTTCTTCTACTACCATTACAACCGAACGTATGTCAACAATGGCAAGTCCCTCGTATGATTCGACTCCCTTTGTCTTGTCAAAAACAACGTAATCATCAACCTCAAATTCAGCAGGATAGATTCTTCCGTTTTTGTCTGGTACTCCTGCACCAATTGATAGAACTCTACCCTTTATCCAAGGAATATTCTTTTTGTCTTCGTAGATGATCTTATCAAACTCTTTCTTTTTTTCACAGAGTTCAATTACTACTTTATCGCCATGTGGTTTGAAGCCCTTCATTTGAATTCACACTCCATCATAAGTTCTGTTAAACATGCTGTAAGATTAATTTCTTGATCTGCTACGAATGCAGATTTGTATTGATAATCGGCAAGAACAAGAATTGCTCTTGGGATACTTTGTGGTTCCATGGTTTCATACAAACCATCATAGATCTTTCTGAAGATTCGAGTCTGATCGTTGTCTAGATTTTCAACAACCCACTTACGAACATCAGTGAACTTCTTTGTCTTCATCGCCTCCATCAGTTCGTTGATCTTTACACTACCAACTCTAGAAAGAATGCCGATGTCGATTGTTCCTGCCACAGAGTATCTTTGAAGTTCGTTGATTACTCTTCGGAAGTCGGGGAAGTGTCGCATCACAAGTTCTGCTAGGACTCGTTGTTCATATTCGATTCCCTCTTCGCTGAGAATATACTCAATTCGTTCGAGGAACTCTGCTGCCATCTTTGGTTTTTCTGAACCGGGAATGCGAAACTCAATGTTAGTGCATCGAGAGTGTAGTGGTTCAATAATCCGATTCTTGAAGTTACAAGTCAGGATGAAACGACAGTTGTTTGCAAACTCTTCAATGAAACCACGAAGAGCAGGCTGCATACTTTGTGCATTTGCATAGTCAAACTCATCAAGAATGACTACCTTGTTTCCTCCACCAATCGATACGCTACTGGCAAAATTACGAATCTTGGTTCTCAGAGTATCGATGTTACCGTCTTCTGAACAGTTGACAATAATCCAATCTGATTCCATTTCATTACACAAGGCTTTTGCAATGGTTGTCTTTCCGCAACCTGCTCCACCTGAAAGAAGTAGATTTTGCAATTCACCCGAATCCACAATACCCTGAAAAGTATCCTTGATGTCCTTTGGTAAAATACAATCTTCAATTTTGTTGGGACGATACTTCTCTACCCACAAAAAGTCTTTTGTTGCTTCTGCTACACTCATACTATATACTCCATATCAATTTTTATTCAACAAGTCCGTAAGCCAGTCTACATCTTCTACTTGAACAGAATGATTGTTCCCAATATAAAATCCATTCTGGTGTACCAATTCTGCATTGGTATCAAACCTCTTTTGGTTTACTCTGTTCATGAAAGGGTGCCTATACAGATTACCTGCAATAATTGGTCTGGTTTCAACACCCTCTTTTTCTAGAGTCTTTCTTATCTCCTGTGCATTTCCATTCTTGGTGATTACCGGGAAACAGAAACTACAATTACCTTCAGTTCTAAAATCAGCATGATACTTCTCCGGATCTAGAGTAGAAGCAAACTTGTCGAAGTTTTTAATTCGAATATCATTGTGCTTGTCTAAATCTTTCAGTTGCATTTGACCAAGAACTGCATTGAAGTCGGTTGATCTCATGTTGTATCCAGGCAGAATGAATGTAAAGTTATCATCTACCACCATATCCTTATAGTCTTCTTTTGCTTCCTCTGGTAGTTCACGGAGCAATCCATGAGAACGAAGAAGTAATAGTTTTTCATAAAGTCCAGTGTGGTTGGTGCATACCATTCCACCTTCAATGGTAGTCATGTGATGTCCATAGTAGAAAGAGAAAGAAGACATGTCTCCGAAATTACCAATCTTAGTACCCTTAAACGTAGCACCATGAGACTCACAACAATCTTCAAGAAGTGTAACCCCATAGTAATCACACAACTGTAGGACTTCATCATCAATTGCAGGGAACCCTAAAAGATGTGCAAGGAAAAGATAACGTGGACAATCACCGTTCCAACAACCATCCTTAAAAACTTGCTCTAGATTCTTTTTATCTGGTCCGAGAGAGGGAATGCTTACATCACAGAGTTGTAGATTGTCACCAGAGAGCATGACAGGCGAAACTGTAGTCGCCCATGTACATGCCTGTGAAACCCAAGTTGCTCCGGGGTGAGGCGCCCATAGTTCTCTTGCTGCTTGCACCATCAAGAAGTTTGCAGAGGAACCGGAATTACAGAACACAGAATACTTACATCCTTGCCATTCGCTCCATTGCTTTTCGAACTTTCGAACTTCTTCACCCTGAGAAAACCTATCGCTGTTCAAACAAAACTCAGACAGTTTTTCTCTTTGTTCTTGGGTGATGGCGTCGTCCATCAATTTCCAATTTTTCATAATCTAATATTTCCTTTATCATAATTATCAATGAACCACCGAATGGTTTCTTTCAATCCGTCCCCTATAGATGTATAAGAAAAGTCTGGTAGTAAACTCTTAAGTTTCGTATTATCCGATGGTTTTCTCATCATCCCATCGGGCATAGAATTGTCATACACTATGCTGTTATCGAAGAACTTAAATATTGATGCAATCTCATTAGAAAGACCAGCAATACTAATTTCTTCATCTGGTGAAATTATAAGAGGCTCTGAATCGTTATAGTTCTCAACTACCCAATCTATAATTCTGCCTAAATCCTTGTTGTATATGAATTCTCTTTTTGCTAGTCCTCCCCCCCAGATCGTAACATTCGTATTGTCTCTTGATGCAAGATAATACTTATGAATCAATCCGGGAATGACATGAGAACTGTCTACATTAAAATTGTCACCAATACCATACACATTGCATGGAACAACTGTAACAATATTCATACCATACTGATCTCTGTATGCTCTAGCATTAACTTCTGTCATGCGCTTGGCATAACCATAACCATAGTTTGATTTGTGTGGTTCTCCTAAGTGAATCTGATCTGTTGTGAGTGGATATGTTGCTTCCGCAGGAAAAATACAAGTTGACAATACACACACTACCTTTTCAACATTGCAAATTCTTGCTGCCTCTAGTATGTTTAGTGTCATCTTTGTGTTCTCATAAAAGAACTCGCCTGGTTTGTCAGTGTTTTCTTTAACACCTCCCACCCTAGCAGCACAATGAATTATTTGTCTTATGTTATTGTCTTTGACGTAGGACAACACAGAATCAAAATCTAGTAGGTTAACATCACTGGAACGAGGTTTGTGTGTTCCAGTGATGCAGGATCCCACTAATCCACTTCCGCCTGTTACTAAAGTATTCATGCGTTGTAATATGAATCAGATTCCAGTGCAACCCAGTACTTAAGACTTTGGTTGGTATTGGTAAATTGACTCACAACCTTGTCTGTAATGTTAACATCATAGTCACCGGGAAGCATCTTGAGATTCTCTGCCTTGAAGTAAAAACAAAATTCATGCTCCATAGTAGGAAGATCACCCAGAGCAATAGAATAACTGTTACTGCTCTTGTCCTTTTTATCAAGTGCTACAATTTCTAATTCTGAGGCAGCACTCGAACGAATAGCAATGTCGCTTACCTGAAGAACAGAGGACGCCTTTAGAATATCATTGAACGTCTTTTGAGTGATCGTACAGGTAACAACAGGATCGGGCATGTTGATCTTCTTGTTTACAGTGGTAAGAAGAGACGGCTCAGAGTAATAGTATTGTACCGAAGATTTGTTCTTCGACGAACTGATCGTCACATGCTTATCCTCAAAAGCGAACTCAGGATCCTCAAACAAAGAAATTGTACCAAGGAACTTGTTTAGATCCCAGATACCGAATTCTTGATCAAACGTTTCTGGTACTGTTGCTTCTGCCATAACATTCTTGACGGGGGAAATTGTAGTTAGAACATTACCTTCCTTTACAAGAATATTAGAATTGATAGATGAGAAGTTCTTGAGAACTTCTAGTGTTTGGTTTGAAATTTTAGTTGTATTCATAGTGGTTTCCATAATTTAAATCCCTTACATTAATTACCAGTATAGTCGTGATATGAATCCATGTCAATATCTCCTCGAATAACATCCTTAAGATATTTCTTGTCTTTCGCTCTTCTGTTTTTAGTAGGTTTTTTTGTTGACTTACGAAGATCATAATAATCTTCATAGTGATTGGATTCGTAATTCTTCTTTTTATTCTTTCTCTTATTTCTTGACATGATTCAGTACAGTTCTTCCACACACTCTAGCATCTGAACCAACTTATGTTGGACAAGATATGGAAAAATATTTTTGGTATTTCTAACGTGTTCTTTATTAAACTCTTTCATAATTTCATTTTCAATATCTTTCGGGATTGAATCAAAATCAATCATTTTTGTATTTCTCTCCCAATTACCTTTGACATCATCGTCAATTATGTTCTCGTTTAAGTATCTGTCTTTGAATATTTCGATTTTCTTCTTACCACATGGTCTCTGTCTCTTTCCTTCTACCATGAAAGTATCATCATCAGACAAGATGTTTGGAACGCCGTCTGATGAATCACCTGAAATGATATGGGAGACTAGAAAGTCCTTGGGGTTTTCGCATACCAAAAAGTCTTGTTTCATAGGGCTCCACTGCTCAACATTTGAATATTTTTGCAGTTGTTGAAAATCTTTATCAGCAGACACAATAAGCACAGACTCCATCGGAGAAGAATTCTTTGCAATACATGCAATGATATCATCTGCTTCTGTCTTCGGTACAGAGATGTTCTTCCAAGGAAAATTGCTTTCAATCTCTCCACGAATTTCTGTCATTGTATTGAAGATCTTGTCCCAGTCGTGCTTGGACTTTTGTTTAGTGATCTTTCGGTTTGCTTTATATAGAGGAAAAAACTCTTTTCTCCAGCAATGAGCAGAATCATGACATATAATGATATCCCCATACTTATCTTTAAACTTGCTGTTATAGAACCTGTAGGTATTAACCACAAGATGTCTTAAGATGTTTTCATCTTCAATGTTATGATGCTTCATCGAAGCAAAAACATTTGCAATTATTAATTGGTTATTGTCAATTAAAATCATTTCTTCTTTGCGTCCTCAAATGCTTTTTGGGTTGATCCAATTTTAGCATTGGACTTCCTTGTTTTCTTGGTTGTCTTCTTGGTTGTCTTGTTCAGTCTGGACTTTGCCTGTTCGACCTGTTCATGAATTGTCTTCAGATGTATATTTGCTGCCTCACGCATATACTTTCGATCTTCCTTATTTCTATTTGTCTGAACCCAGAAAGGAATCTCGACTAGGAATTCATATCCCATGTACCTTTTGTTGAACCAAATTTGAATACGAAGATCCTTGCCTCTGATAAACTGAGGGTAATCTTCTGCTGGGGCTAGTTTGTAGACTCGAACTTGAAACTTGTTAGACATCACTTCAAGAGCAGTTTTCATATACGACTCATATGACATGGGAGAAGACATGTTCAGTCCAAGTGGATTGTTTCCGTCTTCCCATGTTTTACGAGCGACCTTTTTAGAAGTCTTTTTCTTTGTTTTCTTTTTGAGCATGTCTATAGTATAGCACATATCTTGCATGTGTCAAGGAATTTTTTTAACTCTTTTTATCCAATTCCAAGTTGATTTTGTAATTGTGTCTAGGCAAGTTATATTTATATCTTTTGCCACAAGCCTAAATTTTGTGTCTTCTTCTAGTTCGATTTCATCGCACCTGTTCTGAATGATCGGATACGATCCGGCAGTTACCTTGAGGCAAGAATCTATTACCTCTCGAACAGTGGCAATCACAGCACAGCCTACGATGTGTGTATTATTGCCGGTATCTTCTAATGCTTTAACTAAAAAATTAACAGCATCATCAACATGAAGGAGTTCTAAAATTTCTCCGCCGTTGTCTATTGCTACATTTTCTCTCAAATTTGCAGAGGCAGACATACAATTCGGAATAAGTTTATTCTTTTTTTCAAACCCATAGTCGCCAATTTTTCCATCAATATTGTTTCCTACTATTTCAGGTAACATGAAACAAGAATATTTTAAATCAGGTGTTACCTCAGAAACTTCTTTTACCATTCTTTCCATTACACCATTACATAAACCGTAAGGAGTTATTGAATCATAATTACTGCAAATCACTAATCTATCAACGCCATGAAAAATTAAAGAGGACAAAAACTGAGGGAAGGAAGAAAGATTATTTTCATAATATACTATTGGCTTTTCTTTTGATTCTTCTGGAACAGTATATCCTGCCAAGTGAAAACAAAAATCATATTTTTTCTTTTGCAGCAACTCAGAAACCATCACGGGTTTCTTCAGATCTGAATTTATAAACTCTCCCTCCCATCCCTGATTAATTATGTCCTGTATAGCATCTATTTTACTTACAGACAAATTGTCAATGATATCAACTTCATGTCCCTCTTCATATAAACGAAGAGCGAGGTGAGATCCAATGTGTCCAGCACCACCTGTAATTAAACATTTCATTTCTTTGGTTTCCAGAATACAAAGACTGGTTCGTACTTCAAGTACTTACCATCGACCTGACAGAAATTTTTACAAGTTGGTTTTCCATCTTCACCAATTCTGTTCTTACCAGGCATACCTTCTAATGCCATCTTCAGAGTATATTTATATTCCATACCCAAGGACTCTAGAATGTCTTTGCTGTCTTTCTCCAGAGGCAGATAGTTTCCACCAACAAGAAGATCTGCAATGTTCCAAAGAAGGTATCTTTCTTCCTTCAGGTACTCGACACAAGTTTCTAAAGTAGGATGTAGGAATCCATGTCTCCAAGACTCATATGAGTTGAACTTCTTATACGATTGGTTGTCATCCTCTGAGTATGCTTCTCTATTAAAATACGGAGGAGAAGTAAACACCAAGTCAAGGCTGTTTTTATACTTCTGAAAGTTTTTGTTCAGGTGTATTACTTCTGATCCTTCTTGGAAAACCTCAAACGTGTTCGTTTCGGAAAAGAATGGATTTCCCCTATAAGTCTTGGTATTATAAAAATCGGCAAGAGACTCATACTTACTATAATTGCCATCATGAATAATATTGTCAGGATTAGGATCAGTACCCAGATAATGAATCCTGCGATCATCCCGAACACCCATAGCCCCAAGTATCCTACCACCCCAGCCGCTTGATGGATCATAGATGACGATTCGTTCTTGTTCTTTGATATCATCGGTAAATCTCTCATATAAGTATTTAGCAGTCATTGGTGGGAAGTTTACGGCAGGTTGAATATATCCAATACGAAAGGACTTGAATCCTGCGGGAAAAACTTTTCGTCCTGTCTTGTAGATTCGGATGGCATATACTTTATCATCTGGCATATTATTGATATCAAAAGTAGAGTGATGCCTATATGACATCATGTCTCTCCAACTTTCTACTTGCTCTTTGGTGAGTTGTAAAACATCATCCTGTTCAAGTTGAAAGTAACCAGAGTTTACACCCTCTCGTATCTTGACTTGTTCGAGCAGAAAGTCATGTCCTTTGAATATCTTTGGATTCCTAAAAAAGACACTCATCCACTCATCTCCGCTAGAAACATCAACGATTGAATATTTCTTGTCGTGCTTGATTGCAGATAAAGCATGAGTGTAAAAAGAATCACGACGAAGGTGACGCATTGCACCCTTCACAACACGATCTAGTTTTTCATCGTCCGCAACCAAGTCGTAAATTGAATACCCATTGTCTTTTTCGGTGTAGTTGATTCTTGTCTTGAACATATTAGAGAACCATTGATCTACTTCAACGCCCATACGAGATTTGTTAATGATAACATCATCACCGACATCAGACAACTCATCAGTGTGCGTAAATTGATGTACAGGATATTCTGCAATCTTGTTGAATGCATCTACAATCTCTTCCTCGTTCTTGCCCGTTCTTGGAGGACAACCGTAGGTGTCCCATGCGTCCTTAACCACCTTTCGCATTTCGATAACCCAGTCACGAAATTCGTCTGGTGTCATGTTGAGCAAATCTTCAAAGTTACAATTGATATGTGAGTTTATCACATGTTCATTGCGTTCATAGTAAGGTTTGATTTGTGTCTTCATCACGATCTCTTTTTATATAATTTATCGCTTTTTCAAGCAGTTCAATGTTATCGTCAAAGTTTCCTAACGCTCGGTTGCACTTGTGACACAACCAACCCCTAAAGGTTTTTTTCGTATGGCAATGATCCAAACACCAGGCATTTCCTTGTATTTCCGCTACGTTCTTCTCACATATTGGACAGACATAATTTTCTGAAGGCGCGGTGGTTGTCTTTTGCAAAATTCGAATAAGGGATTTTGCTTCTGCTAGACACTTCTTACATTCACTTCTTCTATAGGTATCCGAACGTGATCCACTAGCGATACCAAAGTTATGCAACGGAAGTTCTTTGTTGCACTTAGAACATATCTTTGTATCTTCATCACCAAATAAACACATTTTTACTTCTTCCCATATACTTCAGCATGTCCTTCTTCAAGGAGCATGTCATTTAAACTCTTACCTTCAACGTAGATTTCCCCAAGGTATCTACCAAACTTACCTTGTTCTTTTCCGGTTCTCACAACACATTCGGAACCCACAGGAAGAAGATCTTGGACAAACTTTTTAGCCTTTAGTCCCTGCTCTCTTTCTTCTCCTCTTGTTTCCCATGCATCGACTGCATAAAAACGGATACGTTCTGTTCTTAAAATATTAAACCCACAGTCGATCAGTAAATCCACGGTATCTCCGTCAATTACCTTTTGAACTGTTGCCTTATAAACGTACTGTGGTTTCATTTCTTTCATTGCATTTCTCCCCTGAAGTTATTCTTCTATTTTTCCCATGTTAATATTGTTCCATATTCGTTCGTAGATAAAATAAAGAATCAGTGCAGATATGTTTATTTCTATTGCAAGGATAACGTCATTGCTACTTCCTATCTTGATGACGAGAAAGCACATGATTACCCCGATGATACGAAACCCGATTGCCTTTATTAGACTACGCTTTAATGATTCTTTGAATGCCATTTTACTTTATCTTACTGAAATTATTCTTCTTTTCAAACACAATGTGATTCTGAAATTTATCTGTCATTGAATCAGACTTGTGACTAATTACAAATATGTTAGCACGACTACCGAAAGATGTTAATAGTTTTAGAAACTCTTCAGTGCCGACTGCATCAAGACTAGAATCAAATACTTCATCAAGAATCAACAAATTACAGTTCACACTATTCTTCAGTCGTGCAATTTCCCTCCATGCGAGAAGCAGAGACAAGTCAATACGAAGTCTTTCTCCTTCGCTGAAACTGTGATAAGAAAACTCATCTCGGTGACGGCTTTTGATTGTCTCGTTAAAATTTTCGTCCAGATTGAACTGACAGAAGAAGTCCATATCTGTTAAGTACTTATTAATTAACTTGTTCATGATTGGTAAATAATGCTTAATAATCTTTGATTTAATTCCACTATCTTTTAAGAGGGTTGATGCAATATCAAGATAATGTCTATTTTCTATCAAATCTTTTCTCTTCTCAACGTGAACTTTACCTTCACCAATGAACTGACTAAGTTCATCTTTCGCTTCTTGTACCTCTGTTCCCTCTACACTCACAGAATCAATGTTTCTCTGCATCTTGTCAATGTATTGAGTTGATGCACTTATCTCGCTTTCTTTGGAAGATATTCTTTTTTCCAGTTCATTGATTTTTTCCAGAACAACATTGATTTCTGTTAGTCTTTTCTCGCTGCTTTTAATTTTCCCACCAAGTTCTGAAATTGCAGTTTCAATTTCCTGCTGTTCCTTTTGCATTTCTTCCCACACATTTTTCTTGTGGTGTTCTTGGATGTTTTGTTTGCATGATGGACATGTATCATTTTCCTCATAGAACTTTGCATTTTTACTTATAGTCTTTATTTTCGTTTTAAGTTGAGACTCTAGAGATTCCATTTTGATCAATGACTTTGGTTCAGAATCTCTATCCTTGACAGTATCAATCATATTGCAAATTTCACTTCTCAGTTCTTTAATTTCTACATTCAATTCGTCCATTGTTCCTTTAGACTGATTGATTTCTTTTTGATACTCTTCAACAGAATCACTTGATTTCTTTTCTAAAGTGTTTATTAGTTTTTGCTTTTCGTCTACCTTATTCTTGATTATTTCTATCTTAGTATCAATGTCCTTTACATACTCTTTTGTCATTTGAAGTCTGGCACGAACAAGAGTATTCATTACAGAAAACACATCGATGTCTAGTAGATTTTCTACAACGAGTCTTCTGTCAGAGGCACTAAGTTGCATGAAGGGAACGTAATTAGATGAACCAAGAATTACTACCTGACAAAAAGACTTGTACGTCATCTTTAGAATCTGTTCTTCCAGAATCTTCTGGTAGTCTTTTGCTTTCGCATCTTGATCTAGTAAGTCGCCATTCTTGTATATTTCAAACTTTTTTGGTTTTAGGCTTCTAAATACTCTATATTCGTCGGATCCTATTTTAAATGTTATTTCGACTTCACATTCTTTTTCGTTGATGGAGTTTACAAGTTGAGGTATATTGATACCACGAAACGATTTACCAAACAAGGAGAAAGTAAGTGCGTCAAGCATAGTTGACTTACCCGCACCGTTTTCACCAGAAACCAAAGTATTGTTGTGTCTGGTAAAATCTAACGAGGTTTTGTAATTTCCTGTCGATAGGAAATTCTTCCAACTCAATGTTTCAAACGTTATCAATACATGACTCCTTGAACCATATCGGAATGTTTCCCATCTTCCATTTTGCAAATCTCGCCTTTGTGTTAATGTAATAGTTGCGATATGCAATAACAGCATTTTCTGGATCTTTGTATACCTCAGGCATTGCTTGTGCAAATGGTGTAAGTGATCCCACGGGAAGGTTTTCGGGTTGGTTTCTAGATAGGTACTCTAGAATGGGTGTAACCTTGTGTACCTTGTCATAACGACGAGTGTACTCTCTTGAAAGTTCCATTGCATGTTCACAATGCCAGTCATAGTTTGCTGTGGTTTGTCTTGTCCAGATTGTACACGGATGGTTTGGTTGATGTCCTCTATAGATTAGATCCTCTCGTTCATCGTCCAACATCCAATCCTTAACAAGTCTTCCGTTTGGATTTCTTCGTTCACACGGCCATCCATCTAGAACACGGTGCGCCGTAGAAATCATCTGTGCGGACTCCAGCACCATTTTTACAATGTGCTTGTCACACAGAGATCTGGCAGATTCTTCGGGTGATTTATTTACAACAAAAATATTCATAGGGACAAACTTTCCATGTATAGATCTTTAATCAGTCGCTTCATTCTATCCTTGTCTTCGACCTCTTCAATAGAATCAATTTCATTATTGATAATTGTAACAGTATCTTGAGCCATGTCAAGTATTTCTTCCTTAGTCCAGTCAGAATGTTCAATATCTTCTACTATTGTAACCTTTGAAACACCTATCTCATATAGTTTATCCATAAACCTGTCAAAAGTGTACGGATACTTTTTATTTTCTACAAACAGTTTGATGTAGGAATCCTTTAAGTGATCTAATGCTTTTACTTTTTCTAGGTCGATAGGATTAGCCACATCATCATACGTTAGAGTATGAAACATCTTATATGGATTTTCTATGAACTCAATTTCTCGGGTGTCGGTATCAAAAATATGAAACCCCTTAGTTTCATTCAAGTCGCCGAATGTAATTTGATATTGGGTTCCTAGATAATATACATTTCCTTTCTCTTGCCTGCAATGGAAGTGTCCAGAAAAAACTTTTTCGTATCTGCTAAACAGGCTTGGATCAGTTCCGCCTCCACTGAAGTTTACTCCCCTCATCACCTCATATCCTTCAAGTTCTAAGTGACCGAATAGAATTGGAGCGGAAGCCGTTTTTATGAACTCTACACTTTCTTCTAAGTTCTCTTTGTTTACCCAAGGAAGAAGTGCTATATCAAGTCCATCAAAATTAACTACAGATGGAGTTTCATGTACAATGATATAATCTTTGAACAATTCACTAACTGAATTTATTTCATTAGTATTCCTATAGTACACATCATGGTTGCCAAGAATACAGTGCATTTGGATGCCTTTATCTTTGATGACATCCATGAACTTAGAACGAACCTGATTTAGTATACTAAAGTTTACATACTTTCTTCGATCCATAAGATCGCCAGCATGAATAATTGTATCGATGTTGTTTTCTTCTAAGTAAGGAAAGAACACTTCATCAAAAAATTTCATGAAGTGATCAAAGAATAGTTGTGAATCGCCTCTTGCACCAAAGTGCGTATCATTAATTACTGCTATCTTCACTTGAGTCGTCCTCTTTCAATAACGAATCTAAACCATTTGACTCTTTTTTGGGTTCTTTTGTTTTCTTCTTCTTCTTCTTTGGTGTAAAGTTTTCAATATCATTATCTGTTAATCTTAACATACTAGCATATGGATTTTTAGAAGAGTCAAACTTTTCTTGAATTTGTTTTTTAAAATCTTCTGGTATAACGCCATTTTGATCCATGATTTCAAAGCATCTATACTTTACATAATCCTGCTTCTTTTCTTTCTGTATACGTCGAAGAAAGGCATAGTAAATTATCTGAGTAAAATATGAGAAAGGATTATCTGATTTTTCAGGATCAAAATTGGAAGCATACATCAAGCAATTTTCAACACCATCACCCACCATTTCTTCTCTATAGGCATAGTTGATGAAGTTGGGTCGATATGAAAGGTGTTCGGCGATCTTTAAGAAACACTCACCAATATAGTCTGTGACTGGTGGTTTTGGTTCATCTGCCTCTTCGCATTCGTGAACTGTTTTCTTCCATTCTTTCATGGCTTCGAAAAACTCTTTATTGTTCACATAATGACTTGATGTGTTTTTTTCTTTGCTCATATTTTATAGCACTCGGATTTCCCTTTATTCATGTATACAATTATACACTTTTTTTCTTATTTGTCAAATTGTTTGTTGACAACTTTTTTTTTTACGTTATAATTTCTTTGTCTGGTTTCAATAAAGTATATTAATATAACTTAATTACCAACCAAACATATCTTCATCTTCATCAACGGGTGATTCATCCGGTTCATCTATTTCAGGAGGCGCAACGTTTTTTGCGTCTTCTATTATTTTGTGAACGATATCTCGAATATCGTCGGGATCAATTTCTACTGATATTTCAGAGATCGAATCAATCTCGTCAGAGTCTAGAGAAAATTCCTCCTCTACTTCATCCAAGACCTCTTCAAGTTCTTCTTGAAGTTCTAGTTTTTTCATCTTATTGATTAGATCTTGCATGAATTTAGGATTGTCTTCCTTTTCCTTTTCCTGCTCATACAAGTCACTTAACATGTCACTAGGTCGAGTCATCGCGATGACTTTGTTTCTGGGAATCGTTACCTTTTCGTCTTTCGAAAATTCCAACCAGTTTCTAAAAATCAATGCTTCTTTTCTAAATTGCATTGACATTGGACCTTCTTCGTCGAGGAGCGTGATTACTTTCATCTGAAAAGGTCGATAGACGGTGATTACCTTTTCTCGGGTTTCCGTGACTTGAGCGATTAAGTTGTCACCGCTGTCTAGGTTTATGATACGATATAATGTTTTATCATTCATTTTTTGTTCCCTTGTATATGTAGTGATATTTTCTTATAGTCAAATCCCTCTGACTCGTAAATTTTTAATCTTCTCTCGAAGTGGTTTAGAGTGTGGTTCTTATATGACTTCCAATGAATGTCATCTGCAATGTCGTATAGTTTTGCGGTGTCCTTGTGTTCCGACTTACGCAACTGTCTTCCTATGCTTTGCAGAATTCTGATCCTACTCTTAGAGGGCGAGGCAAAAATAATGTTATGTAGTCTTCTGATTGAAATTCCGGTGGAAAACGTTCCATACGATGCAACAATAATGGCATTGTTTTTTGTCTCGGTGATCTTTCTAATCTGTTCTCGAAGTTCGACATCCGTACCACCAAACACGAAGAACA